ACATTCAGCCTGAGTGGAGTGAGGAGAAGGTAGATGCGGAAGGTGAAGCACTGGGTAGGTTTCTTTGGAAACAAGGCTATCGGAAGGTGCAGCAATAATACGCCCGCTGCTTAGTATTAAGTATCTCATCAAAATTTATCCGCTATCCCGGCATCGAGTAACTCAGTGTGTAGCCATTCGCGCACCTTACCTATTATATCGTACTGTTCTTGTGTGAGGTCTTGATATTTTTCAAGTGAGCGCAGGTGCTGCCTTACTTCATCAAGTATGTCGTAATACTTTTTTCCATTGATTGCACAATCAAAAGAGTGCTGGTCATCTGTTAAATCAAACGTTAGTGTTGCTTTCATTTTCTGATTTGTTTGGTAGTCCTGCTTTGCAATCTGTGTAGCCTTCGTTGTAGGCATTAATAAGGTTTGTCATTTCACGCGTTTGTGCTTTCATCATGAACGCATCCAGTTCCACCCATGAGATGTTGACCGATGCGCCTTGGAATCTTTTGCGTAGTGACTTGCTAAGTGTACGCAGTGCCGTTTCTTTTTTTTCTTGTTCCATAATTTTTATATTTTATTTATGTTTAAATAAACCAGTAAGGAAAACAACATCATCAATACATGTAATTTTTTTGATGTCTTCTACTTGGTCATTTGAAAGATTAAACCATTCGTAATGCACTCTTTGTTCTTTAAAAATTCTGTGCAAACTTTTTTCTAATAATGCATGTTCGTCAATATACAAGTGCCATATATATTCATATGGATACGGACTAGAACCTGCTTTAGTAAAAAATCTAGCGGATAAATTGTTAGTTCTTCCAATCTTATAACGATCATGACATTTTATTAAGTATACGGTTGGTTTTTTGTCGTAAATTTTTTCTAAATGAAAAGGTAATTTTGATGCACTACTTTTATTTGGTGTACCTTTTTTTCTACCACCTGTCTTTATACGTTTTGCCACAATCATAGCCATTTACTTTCTTTAGTTAGTGTGTACAGGTCTTTGTTGACCGATTTGATTTTGTGGTTCAAGTTATCTTTGAGATACTTTGTCTTTGCATTAGCAAACATGGTAAGCAGGTTAATGCGCTCCAGCTTTAGCACCTCAACTGATTTAGTTACCCTTTGTCGCATTGAGTTTTAGTATTTCACTTTTAACGTGTTGATAATAGGCTTTGACGGAGTAGTATTCCCCGGTACCTTCAAAGTCATTTACGATATCTGTAGGCGCATTAGCCAGTGCTTCATTCACGCAGAACAGAGCAGCGTTTACGGCTTTGATGTGTACCTCTACTAACTCGCCTTCTTGCTTACCATTCTCGATGATATCAAAATAGTTCGAGTACAGTTGCCATGCTTTATCCTTTGCTTTCATATTGTTCTATTGCTTTAAAGATTTGATATATTACTTGTGGAACGATTGCGTTGCCATATGCCTTTATGGATTCATTTCGCCATTTTGAAAAGGTAATTCCGTCCAGTTCGGTGGGAAACCCATCATTTCCGCTACAAAGCGGGGATTGAGTTGGGAAGTTTTCGAATTGTACTCTTGGCCCGTGTGAATATATATATTCGTTAATCTTTGCGTTCGGTCCATACCGTTGCTCGCTTCCATACTCTCTGGACGATACGCCCCTTTGTAATCGCTCGCGCATGGTGTTGGCAACATTCCTTCGGTCATCATTCGCGTCAATGTCATTGAATGCATTGATCCTGGTTTGATTTGCGTCGATTTCATGTTCGCCGTCGCATTGGTTGAATCCATTGCTGTTGGTGTTGGCAGCATTCGCATCATTAATTCTTGCGCTTCGGGTGTTTTCATGGCAACCGCATCTTGTAAGGTTATTTGATGCCCATTTTGATTTAGTCGCGCACCGCGGATTGACGCATCGGGCGTAGGCAACAAACCAAACACGCTCTCGTTGGTGTGGCGCATTGACCGCGCTCGCAGGTATAATAAAGGGCGCGACTTGATACCCAATATTTTCCAAGTCAGTACACACTTCGTCGAATACCAACCCTCCATTCCAATTAGTAAGGCCGCGAACGTTTTCGCCCACGACGTAACGCGGGGCAATCTCTCGTATGCATCTAAGCATTTCGGGCCATAGATGGCGTTCATCTTCTTTGCCAAGTCGTTTTCCTGCTGCTGAGTATGGTTGGCACGGGAATCCCCCGGTAAGAACATCAATTGTGTTTGCATATTTTTTAAAATCGCTTTTGGTTATATCTGTGAATAGTTCCGCATTAGGCCAATAGTAATTTAGCACACGCTGTCCAAATTCATTCCATTCGCAATGAAATTTGTTTTCCCATCCCATCCATTCGGCTGCTAAATCAAATCCGCCTATTCCGCTAAATAATGAGCCGTGTGTCATAATGCTAAAGTATTAAGGTATTCACGCCACATTGGTACACGCTCCTGCAGCTTTGCGATAGCTTCTGCATCAAACTCCACAACCTTTTCATGTATGCGTTCAGCGATGGGTATATCAAACGCCCATTCATCGCGTGGTGTTTCAAGGTTTGCATCTGGGTATTCACGAAGGAAACGTGGCATATCGTATATCATGTTGCGTTCGATGCTCTTTGCCTTCTTTAAGAATACAGGGTCACCTTGTGGATCAATAAGATTAAGTCTACGCGATAGTCTGTACTTCTCATCATTAATCATTTCGATAGGTGCGCTAACTAGCACATAGCAGAACGTTGCACGCGGTGCGCCTGTTAGCCAGCAATACGCTTGACCTTGCCAGTAGTAGTCTTTGCTGATGTCGTTTTTCATCGCATCCATGAAGGTGTGGATATCCCAACTAGATTTGATATCGGGTACGTTTACCACTAGACCTGTCTCATCATCTTTGATTAGCAAATCGGGCGTGCCTTTGATGCACTCGTTAGTAAACATCTCTTCGTTCTTGAATACGATTTCACCACGGTGCCTACGCCACATATCGATAGCGTCATTCTCTACGGCTAGACCTTTCTCAATGTACTTGTTGCTCATCTCTTTGTAGCGATTGTATCGCTGTTGGATGTAGACTTCAAGTAGTGCACTCTTTGTGGTTTCGCTTAGACCTGATTTGGTCCTAGCATCGGTCATCAACTTACCAAGTTGTGACGCTCTGAATAGTGTGTTGTTCATGTCGTTATTGATTGATGGGGTAAATATAGCAACCATCAAGATATCCCTGACGGTTGCTACAAATTTTAACATTTACTCGATGCCATACTGCTCTTTCTTGGCGTTTAGTTCATCACCCACTTCCGCTAGGACTTCGGGGCTGCAAGCCTTATAGATTTTCAGCAGCTGCGTGAGGTCGGTTGCCTGCTGGATAAGTTCGCGCACATACGCTACATCTTGCTCATGCCCGCGTCCGAGCGCACCCTTCAACTTGAATGGTTTGTACGTGTCTTTGTTTTTGCGGTTAAGGTCACGGCCAAACACTTTACCTAATGACAATGCAGCGTTTTTAAGGCACTCTGCTTTGAGTTTACCGAATGCCAAGTCCATTGCATTAGCTTTTTTATTATCGGGGTTTAATGCCCATCTATTGCGGTCGCTGCCTGTTACATTATCCGGGACTTTGTCCACCATGATTATAACCGATGCAGCACCTACCCTGCGCAGTTCGTAACCGCTTATTGGGTGAATCACTACAAGGTCAATGGATGCTTGCACTTCATTAGCTAATACGGCCCACTTAAAGTTCTCAGTTCTCCAGTGTCCGAAGAATAACTCATCGAGTGTGGTTTCTACGTGGCTAATGACTAGCGTGCGTGCTTTCTTGTCGGGTGTAGATTCGATACCCAATTCATCGGGTTCTGCATTGAGCATCTGCTGAAACTTCTGCAGTGCTTCCAAGTTGTCTTTGTGAAAGTTCATGTTATTGATTTAATTGATTAATACTTAGCGAGGCAATCGTTTAGTTCTTGACAGTAAGAAAGGATTGCGAAGATTACGATAGCTGCGATAACGTAGCGGATAATGGTAGATGCTTTTTTCATGTGTATTGTTTTTAAATTGATAGCCAAATCTAGCGTAAATACTTACACGCACCTTGTTAAAAATTGTTAAAATTGAGAAGGCTACGCCCACGAATAGCTGCCGTAATTCGGAAATAGTTCAAAGTACATGCGCATCATAATGGCATCTGCATAGTCTGGAGACTTACCATGCATCCGTGCTATCTCGTCTTTGCTTATTACGGCTAGCTTGCCATCTGCTTCAGGTGTGCGCCTGCGGATCATGTCCAGTTCTTGTACAATTATATCCCGGAATCGGTCTACTTTGAACACCACTTTGTTCTGCTCTATCAATTCTGCTAACTTGAAATAACATTCTGCCTTTTGATTAGTGAACTTATCGGGCTGCTTAGCGCGGCCGCCATTAAGGAACCCCCGGCACTTCAGCATATCGCAGCAACCCCCTCCGACCCCATCCTCATCCACGATAACATTGCTTAGTTTGATGCTATGCCTGTCACAAATTTGTCTAACATTTGTTACAACAGTTGTTATTGGTTGCTTGCGCAGCTCGTGTATCTCGACCAGGTGCAAGCCATGCCACACACATATCACGGTTCTATCTTTTCCAAGTCGTGCGATGTCGGCACTTATGTACTTATCGCCTTTGCTTTCCTCATCTCGGAAGCAGCGCACCAAATCATCGTACTGGTAAAGGTTGTCTATGGACTCATCATACTCCCAATCTCCATCCAATAGCCTTCGTCTGTCCACCTCAGGCAGCATGCGCAGCGTTTCAATGTACGATTCGGGTAGGTGTGGGTTGTCGGTAGGTAGTGAAGGAATGAATGCAAGATGTGCAGGTAACGAATCATTCTTGAATGGTGCGTAAAACTCATTGTAAAGCCATCCTTTGGACGGATTGCAAGTGAGTAGCATCTTCGGTTTCAAGTCGTAATGGTTTAGCTTAAATCGAATACGCGACTGCAGGATGTCAATAGCACGTTTAGATACCTGCGCACTTTCATCTACATATGCATCTGTTAACTCAAGACCTCCAAGCGCATGAAATTCGGGGTCTGATGGATAGGCAAACAAGTCCTTCAAGATTATCTCACTACCATTGGCAAAGGTTATCACGTGCGTTTGGTTGTTTATGGTGTAGTGTTCGTTGGGTGCAAGGCCAAACATCTGTGCAACCTCAAAGAAAGTCTTGAGTGTTGTCTTCTTTAACGTGTCCAACTTGCTGCGACCTATTAACCCTCGTGTACCGGGATACTTAAACCTGCGACTTATCTGCCATGCACATCCGATAAAAGATTTAGATCCACCTGCTGCACCTCCGAATAGCACGACACGTGCCGGGTGTGAGTTACCCAGCACGCGCAATGCTTCGTTTTGTTTTGGTAGATACTCAATCATTAGAAAGGCAAATCATTGCCGCGCTCAGGTTCATTATTTGTATTTGAGTCTTGCATCGGACTGATTTTCCAAGATAGGTACTTAACACCATTCTTACCTTCTTTCGTCCATGCAGCAATGCGTATTTGATTTCCTGATTCATCTGCACCTGCACCTGTCATATCAGGTTGATTTGCTGAAGTCTTTTTGTCGTTTTTGAATAGCACTCCTGTGCTAGGCTTGTGTGTGTAGTTACTCATTGTGTTTAATTAAATATGTGTTTGTATTCCTCTGTCATTAGCAACACCATTGGTTGCTTTGTATCTTGGTCAACTGACTCCAGTAGTGTAAACTCTGTACCCATTATCGTGCTGCCGTTAAGGTATCCAACGAATACCTCCACATCATCCTCATACTCGTTTAGAGCGGTGAGCAGTTCAGCAACGGTCATAGTTTGTAGAGTTCATTTCCTGTCAGTTGGTATAGTTCCTCGAGTATTAGCCACATCGCTTGATTGTCTACCATTGATGGGCGCATACTACGCTTCGCTGCTAAGATAAATAATTTTCTGAGAAGTACATTCTCCTGTGCGGGGTCGTATTGTTTCATTTATCAATACTCGTTTTGTTGTTCAATCAATTCGCAATAGCGTTCTTTGCGGTATTCAGTAAACTGATAAGGTCGGTTGTTATACACACGGAAGCGAATGTCGTTATCCCACGAGGGCAACGCATCGTACTCATCCATTAGCATT